CCGCCAAACCTCGCCACGTCCACGCCAACAACCACGTCGCCGTCGATGCGCTCAGGCAGCGGACGCGCAGCAGCCACAACCGCCTCGGTGCGCGAGATGAAACTTTCGCCGTCCGAGTCAGGGAACATTCCGCGGACACGGACCTTGAAGAAGTCAGAGTCTTCGCCGTAATCTTCTTCCCACTCTTTAACCTGTGTGAGGTTGATCCCTTCAACGGTGCGGGAGTCGAGGGATTTGAAGTTCCACCGTCGCCCAAACTTTCCATCCGGCGCTGTCTCGCGGAAGCGCCCGCTATTCTTCGTCGGGTTACCGAGTTGTATCCAGAGGATTTCTGTATCCTCGTCCGTCATAGCGCCTTCGGCAACTTCGTGGATTACGTCCGGGATCGCGGACGCCTCATCGAAAAGGAGAAAGATGCGGCGGAAACGGTTGTGCAATCCGGCAAAGGCTTCCGTGTTATGCTCCGACCACGGCACAATGTCGATGCGCCATGTGTCCTCGTGCTCAGGATCGGCGCTGCGCATGGACGTAGCGCGCAACGTGGAAAGTTGCTTTGCGATGGAGAGGCGGTGCCATTTCGCGGCCTCAACCCACGTCTTCGTCTTTAACTGGTTTTCGGTGTTAGCCGTAATCACGCCTCGCGTATCGACGCAAGTGTTGAAGGCCCAATCGCCTAGAATAGCACCAAGGCCCGACTTTCCTACGCCGTGACCCGTCGCTCGCGCAATGCGGACGGGGCGAAAAGGGTCTGCGCGCAACGACTCTCCGATAAAGCCGAGGGTGTCTTCCTGCCACGCGCGCAACTTACTCGTCGCGAGTTCTCCCGGCTCCCCCCACGGATAAGCCCATTTGGCATAGCCAAGCGGATCGTGACGGAACTCCGCCAGCTTGTCGATGAGTATGCCGAGGTCGTCGGTCACCAGACAGCCGTGATGTCAGCGGCGGTCGTGCCGGTCTGGTTAATCTGTTTAAAGGAGATCGGGATGATACCGGCGGGCAGCGCCTTCGTCGCGGCGGCTGCGGTCATATCCGCCGCAATTCCCGTGATGATGCCGCCAGTGTTGACGATGACGGCACGACACGGCGGCGAAAACGTTACGTTACCGCCCGAAAGATCGACCGCTTGAAAGCGGACGGCTGGATCACTCTTCGTTGACATACTTCGCTTTTCCTTCGATGACGCGGGATTGCGCTGCGTCGAGCCGCGCCCCAATGTTAAAGGTTACGGTCGGCGCTGCGCTTTTTCCTGCCGGAGCATGGCCGGTGCGATCCGCCCCCAACTTAGTCAACTCTATCAAGTCGCTAAGGTCAAACTTTTCCGCTTCTACCTCAAGCCGCAGGATGATTTCATCCGTGGAAAGGTTGGTAAGTTCGCCAAGTTTTTCGTGCACTGATAGGTAGTTGTCCTCGACCTGCCGCCGGTAGAAGTCAATCAGGTGCCGGAAGGTGGGGTCTGATTTGAGCACGCTAACGCGGGCGGGAAGAAGCCCAACGGCAAGACCGGCATCTTGCTCACTAACTCCCTCGGCCAGCATACGCGCAAGGCGGCGGTGGCGCTCACTCAGGCGCACAAGCGGTGCAGGCGTGGACTCGCTTTCCGCTGCTGGGGCGGAAAGGTCCACATCGGTTAGGGGCCGATCTATGTGCGCGTAGGTCATCATGGGTATATCTTAGTCTCTTTCCCGGTATAAGTAAATAAGGCGGCGGGTATCAGCGGCATTTTGCGCCTGTCGATCTCGGCGAACCGCGTCGCGGATTTCCCGCTCAGTCATCGCACCGCCCCGCTCACACCGCCACCAGCGTCGCCAGCGCCATCTGCATACCAGCGCTTCCCGTCCAACTGACGCCGATGGATGTGGCCGCGCCGCCGACATCTTCGGCCATCGTCCAGTGCCGCGTCGTGGCGTTGGCGACAGAGTTGACGCCGGTGGAATGGTTCAGGGCCACCGTTCCCGCGCCGGTCTCCGTCAGCAGCCGCTCGGTCGAACCATCCGATTGAACCGCCGCAACCGCGAAGGTGATCGAGCGCCCGGCGGGCGGCGTGAACTCTACGCTTCCTTCTGTAACGCTGGTGCTCGCGTCGAAAACACCGGTTCCGCCCGCGACAACCGCCATTGACAGGTGATGCACGGAGACGGTGGAGGGGTAGGTGTTCACATAGCCGCCCGCGCCATCCGGCAGCCGCACGATGATCTTCCCCGCCCCTTGCGTCGGCGCGTTCCGGTGCGCCACCGTTGGCCGGAACCGCCGACTAACGCCCGCCCATAGGTTGATTGTCAGCGGCTCTTCGACGCCGGTCGCGTCCGGGAGCCATGCGATTTCAGGCGGGATGTTGGCGGCGTTGCTGGTGTTTGTGGTCGAAATCGCCGCTGTCACGACTATGCTCGCCCCGGTCGCTGTCGCGTCCACCCTGACGCCGGTCGCGCCGGTCGTCTGCGCAACCCCGGTCGGCAGGGGTTGCGGGCCGAACTCGCTCGCCAGAAGGGAGACGCCGGTCGCCGGGGCGGAGTTGCGGGCACTGGATTTTTCCCCAGCCAGGCCGGTGCGGCTGATGCCTGTGCGCGCGATGGACATTCCCGGCTCCGATGCTCAGCCCGATGGTGGTGCATCATCACCGAAAAACACCTCGCGCACAAGGCGGGGCTCAACACCGATCGTCGCCCGGAGGATGCGATAGGCTGCATTCTCCGGGCTGACCCCTGCTTCAGCGGCGAGCGCGGCGAGCACAGTCGCATCCTCCGTCGACAACCTGACCCGCAGAGATGTCCATCCGGACCGCACCGCGTAGTCGGGTTTGCGCAGCCCGAGCGTGAGCGCGAGCTGCTGCAGGCGGGCCTTGTCCTTGAGTGTCGTCACCAAGGCAGCTTGTTTCTGTCTAGTGCGTGCTCGTAGGTCTCAAGCAGCGCATCTTCTTCCTCGATGACTGGCCGCTTGCGCTTCCGCCGCTGGATGATCCTGGCGACGATCTTTGGCGTCAGGCCGAACGCCTTGACCTCCACCATGACTTCTTTGCGGCGCGCGGATAGCGTCGCCTTCTCGGCTTCGATCTCCAGCAGTTCCTGTATGATGCCGGGCAACGATGCCCCGATCGTGTTGTCTCCGATGTCGCTCATGCTTTTCGATACCTCGTCAGAATGTCGGCGCTCGATGTGATTGGCAGCCCCGGCGCCCATGCGGGAGTCTGCGTCATGCAGGCGACCATTGTGTCGGACGCCTCCTTCGCCAAATCGGCGCGAACCTCGGCCACCTCTTCGTCATGGACGTGAAAAGTGATCGGGATACCGGCTCGCGCCGTGCGAAGCATTCCGTCGCGGAGCAGATCCCGGCACGATCCCTGCACCAGATCGGCGACCAGCTTGGCGCCGCGCGTCTTCGTGCGCGCGAATACGCCGGGCTGCCCCTTCGCGAAGATGTTCATCTCGTAAGTGATCGTCGCCTTGGTGTGGCCGCCCCACGGAGGCATGCACATCTCGATCCGCGCCTTGCGATAGACCAGGTAGCGATCGCCGCAGGGCATGCGCCGCACGAGATTGCCGGTCCTGCTGTCGAAACGGTAGGCGCCCAGCTTGCCGCGCGACACCGTGCGGTCGGGAAACTGGATGGCCTCGATCGCGGCGTCTTCTTCGGCCGACCAGAGCAGAACGATCATCGGGTTGGCCTGCCTCCAGCCGCTTACGATGGCTTGCGCCTCTCGCTCGTCCAGCTTCATGCCATAGTTGAGGGCAAATAGTGCGAGTGCAAATTTTCCGCTGCCGTAGCCGCAAGAGAGAACACCCACCTTACCTTGTTGTCTGCCAGCGTGCATCTTCTTGCCGGTTACAGTGTATATATCACAGTCGTCTATCCAGCTCTTCAATTCCACTGCGCGATCCGGGCTGACGCCTTGCGCGATCTCGACACTAGCGGCGGCCTTTCGCCGGTCATACTCTCGGAAGTTGTCCACCACGTCAATCTGGTCGGCGGCCCATGCGAGGAAGCGGGCCTCGATCTGCGCCAGGTCGGGGGCGACATACAGGCGCCCCTCTGCGGGCAGTTTCATGCCCCGGACGCTGCACTTGAGCCCCTGCATGACAGACATGCGCGCGTCCTGCCCGCGGTAGTCCTTCACTGTCGGCAGCAGCGACGAGAAGTATTCAACGTCGCCTGTCGCAAGCGCATCGAACCAGACATCCTCGCTCACTTCATCGGGCGGGTTGTCGCGAGGATCGTTATGCGGCTGGATACCTCGTCCCGCCCAGCGCCCGGTGCGGAACGCACTGTGATAGGCCAGCGCCCAATAGACGCGCCCATCCGCCGACGCCCGGTTGACCATCGCCCTGAACTTTGACGCGCTCGCCTTGTTCGCCTCGGAGCGCAGCTCCAGCACGGAGCGCACGCTGTCGGGCATGGTCTGCCCCTCCATCTCCAGTGCGCCGTCGATTACGTCCACATCACCGCTTTCGGCCTGATCGTCGGTCAGCGCCTCGCGCACATCGCGCGCCCGCAGCCCTTCCAGCTCGACGCCCTGTAGTCTGCACCACGCGAGAATCTTGTCGCGCTGATTGAGCGTGCCGATCATGCCGCCGGTCATGCGCTTGACCTGTCGGTTCAGTCGGGCGAGTTCCTGTTTGGCGATCGCCTCGGCGCCGCGCGCCGCCTCCACGTCGATGCGCACGCCGCGCATGTTGATCTCGCGGTCCAGCCGGATTGTCGCAGCTTCGGCTGGCGATGGGTCAGGCGTCGCGCGGAGCAGCGCAGCTTCCGCCACACAGTCCTCTATCGCGTAGATGTAGTTGACCCTGTGGTCAGCGGGGTCGTCGCGCCAGTGGATGCGGCTGGCGTCTTCGTCCTTGTGCGCTTCGCGGGGCTTGCAGAGCCGAAGCATCGCGTGATGCCCGGTCATGTTCTTGCGGTGCTCCAGATCGAGCGCGACGCAAGCGCGCTCCAGCGCGCCGGGCGCCCCGGTCAGCGCGGCGCGAGTCATCGTGCAAATCCAGCGCGCGGGATCAATGGCGGGGATGCCGTAGAGGCGGCAGAGAATCGGCCAGATGCTGATCTCGAAGCTGGCGTTGTGCGCCACAGGCCGGGCGCGGCCGTCGATGATCGCCTGAAGCAGCGGCGGAATCTGCCGGTCACGATAGACCGGGAACGGCAAGCCTTCGCTGGCGGCAGGCGGCACCCCATGCAGCGGGTCGTCTGGATCGGGAGATGGCGACGCGGCCCACAGCTCACGCTCGTCGAGCCGGTCGGCGCGGACGAAGCCTACGCAGAGCACCCTCGTCAGCGGGTGCTCTGCGTAAACATGCGCACCGTGCGCCTTTAGATCGACTACGGCGCGCGTCTCTGCGTCTGCGACGACATCGATCATGCGGGCATCACCTTCTGCACCACCACTTCCTCGGAAGGACTCTCGTGTTCGCGCAGCGCAAGCAGCGTTTCTACCGCCACCGGCTTGTATCCAGTGGCCTCGACACAGACGTTGAAACGGTTTCGCGCCGACACGAGCTGCGGGCGATGCGTGTGCCCGTGAATATGCACCGCCCCCTTCAGCCGGTTGTTCCAGCTCTCGATCGGGTAGTGGAACAGCACGCAATGGACGCCAGCCACCTTGAGTGTCCAGACATCTCGCCCCCAGCCGTGAGGGTCGTGATTGCCTTGTATGAACGAGATACGCCCGTTCAATCTCGACAGTATGCCGCTCGCTGATTGCCCGACGTCGTGCTTCCACCAGAAATCCCCCAGGTGCCACACGATGTCGTTTGGCTTTACGGTCTTGTTCCAGTTCTCGATCATGATCGCATTCATTTCGAGCACAGATTCAAAAGGGCGCCCGACGAACTTGATGATATTCTCGTGGTTGAAATGATGGTCTGATGTGACGAAGACCGTCATGTGCGAATCTCCTGCTAAAAGGTCGCCACCCGGCGCGAGCCGGGTGGCGCAGGGCGTCAGAAGCCGAACTGCCCGCCAGTCGGCGCGGGAGCCGCCGCAGGAGCCTGCCCCGGCTGGGGGTAGCCCTGCGCCGGGGTGGAGGCGGCCTCGGCCGGTGCGCCCGCCGCAGGGGGCTGCTGCGGCCCGCCCGGCGCGAAATTGACCGCAGGGTCGTAGCCGGGAGCGTTGTATTCGGGTTCTTCCGGCGTGAAGCCCGGCTCGCCCGAGCCGAGCTGCGGGCCGTCGCCGACATGCTGGATGCCGATCAGACCCGTATTGATGCCCATCTTGCCTTCGGTCGGTCGCCGCCACGCATAGAGATCGAACGCGACGATGGCGAAGCAGCCATCATAAATCATGTTCTCGCGCCCGTTCTTCAGCGTGACGCCAAGCCGGTCGATCATGGCGTGGGGCATCAGTGCAAACTGCGTGGCGCAGCTGAAGTTGATGCCGTTCGGGCGCTCCTTGATGCCGGCGTGCTTTGCCCGCCTGGGCAAAGAGTTCGGCAGGATCGACAGCATGAAGCCTTCTCCCATCTGCTGCTTCAGCGTGGCGATGTTCTGTCCGAACTCCCGCATCGCGAATGTGTCGAGCGCCTGCCGAAAGCCCGCGATCCACTGTGTCTCGGATCCGTCGAGAACGACCGAGACTTCGTATTGAGGAGGCTTGGTGCTGTTCTTCCGCGCCCTCGGCTGGGTCAGATGCGGCCAGCGGATCAGCGCAGGCGGCGTGCGGATCACGCCGTCGTTGCCGAGGTGGAATGGACGGTCCTTGCTCATGTCTCGCTCCTAGAAGTCGTAGCCGTCATCGGCCACAGGGGGGAAGATCGGGGCGGCCGCCGCGATCTGCGCGGCGGCTTCCCGCGCGCGCTTCAGAGTGGGGCGTCCGGGTTTGACCTCGATCGCCACCTCCAGAAGATGTTGCATGTCCTCGCCGACCAGCTTCTCGGCCTGCGCCGGGCTGCGGATCTTGCGCTCATAGGGGTCGTTGATCCCGGCGCTCGTCATCGCCATGACCGCCGTCGCTTCGTCCTTCCAGTCACGGGACTTGCGCCCCGGCGCCATCGCCCAGCCTGGAATGGTCAGATCCCCGGCGGCGACACGGGCTTCGGCGGTGGCGGCTACCGCCTTCAGCCACTGCTCGATCAGCGGCTTGGCATCGAGAATGTCGGCATACGCCTCGGGGGTTAGTGCATCCGCATCGACATTCATGCGGATCCAGATGCCCTCTGGCGTCTTCGTCATGATCCCGGTCATATCAGGTCTCCGTGTAAGGGGGGAAGATCGGGTCCCGCCTGACGTTCGGGCGGGGCTCGGGGCTGGCGGCGAGCAGGTTTGTGCGGGCGCGCGCCGTGCACATACCGATGGCGGGGCAGAACGTGCTCTTGCAGTGTGGCCCCGGCACGAGCGGCGCGTCGGGCGACTGCGATTGCGCGACGCGCGGAAACGCAACCGTAGTCAGCCAGTTGAACAGTTCGCCTCGCTGGAGCACCACTGTCCGGATGCCGCCCTCGCGGTGCCATGCACGAGGCTGGCCGATGGTGGCGTGAATCGTCTGCACGGCACCCATGCCGTGGCGCTTTTCGATCTCGCGCAGCTTGGCCCAGGCATAAGCGCCCATCTGCGCGTTGAGCCAGACCAGATCCCCGGCGGCGTTACGATCGGCAATCTCCACGACCTTGCCTTCACCGTGCTTGTAGTCGCTGATCTTCAGCACCGGCGGCGCCCACACCCACGAGTCAATGGTGCCGCCGTCCGGCATGTCGAGGTCTGGCACGTCGATCCGTTCCTCGACCCCCCACTCCAGCGCGCCGACACGCTCGCGGCGGACGTGCTGGACGAATTTCGTGACCGCGCCTGCCATATTGTTGTCGACCGGGTAGGTGCGGATGATGTCGCCGAAGTGCTCGGCGGGGATCGTATCGTCGAGCAGGCACCGCTCCGCCAGCGAATGCGCAGCGGTGCCCAGCTCAGCATATTTGGACGAAACATCTTGCGGCGCCCTCGCCACGAGACGCCGCGAGCCGGGGCAGCAGATGACCCGCTCCAGCGCGGACGGCCTGTTCTTGGCGAGGGCGACCATCGGTCAGAACCCGTGCGCGCTGGCGGTGGGAGCCGACGGTGCGGCGAGCCCATCGAGATGATCCTTGACCATCTGCACCCGGCTCTCGGTGATGAACATGAAGTTCGCCTTCTCGACCGTCGTGCCGTCCGGCGCCTGCACCGGGCCGACCGCGCCCGCGCTGCGAAGCATGGCCGCGATCTGCTCGGGCGTCGTCTTACCGGTCTCGATCAGTTTGGCCGCCTGCTCGCGCAGCGCCTGCGCGGCGCCGGGAGCGACAAGGACGGGCGCGGGCGGTGTCGGCGCGGGAGACGCCGTCGCGATCAGACTGGCGTCGTTGCCTGCCACGATCAGCAGCGTCTCGTCGTCGAACTGCACGACCATCTTGCCGCGGAAGCACGCTTTCACGCGCGCATTGCGCCCATCCGCGACCTGCACGATGGAGTCGCGCTCCACCCGCCCGTTCGCGGCGGTGGTGCTTTCGGTCTCCTTGAGCCCGACCGAGTCGATCATCTGCCTGAGCGCCGATGTCGGGGTCTCCGGCTCGGGCAGCGAAGCATTCATCAGCGGCGACGGAGCCGCTTGCGCCATGGCCGGAGCGGCCGGAGCGGCGGGAGCGGCGGGAGCGGCGGGGGCGTGCTGAACAGTCGTGCTCTGCGTCGGCTGTCCGCCGTAGACATAGCCATCCAGGAAATCCGCGATCGCGGCCGGGGTGGATTTCAGCTCGTCCTGCATGGCCGCGACCATGCCCCCGACGGTGATGTTGTTGTAGAGCAGCCACGACAGCACCTGCTGATCGATGGTCCGCGAATCCGGTCCCTCGAAAGAGACGATCGTCTTGCCAGTCATAGGTCAGTTCTCCGGTCTGGTTTCCACCACGGCGGTCGCCGTGTCGGTCTTGCGCGTCAGGACGCGGTTGAAGCCATCATCCATCGTCCCTTGCATCGAGGGCGTTCTGATCTCGACCGGCTCTGTCTGGCCGATGCGATGAAAGCGCGCCACGAACTGTCTGTTGTCGCCCGGCGTCCACGAGAGTTGCGGCATGATCACGCGACTGGCGCGCACAAGAGTCAGCGCCGTGCTGCATGCCTGTATCTGCCCGAGGAACACCCGAGGTCCGTTCGGCTGGCGAAAATGGTCTACCGCCTCCTGCCGCAGCTTCTGGCTTGTGGCGCCGTCGACGCGCACGACGCCGAATTGCGCGAGCCCTTTCTCCAGCACGTCCCCGACGGTGCGGTTCCAGTAGCCGACCCCGATGGCGTAGTGACTTTCGCTCATTTCATCAACCAGCAGATTGACCACGAGCGGCGCCTTGATCTCTCCCAGCACGCGCTGGGCGGTAGCCATCTGCGTCGGATACTCCGCGACCAGCCGAAGGACCGACGCTTCCTCGCCCGCGTCGAACGCCTGCTGCATCCGCGCAACAAGGTCGTCGTCGAGCCCCGCCTCATGCAGTGCGTCGATGATCTCGCGCCGATGCTTCGGCTGGACCTCAATGGGCATGGGCGACCAGTAGATCGACGGCAGATCCTTGGCGACATCGACTTTGCGTCGGCGCAGCATGACCGGCTGCAAGCGGGCGTGCAGGTCGGGCTCATTCTGCGCCCGCACGATCTTGTCGACCGGGGTCTGCTTGTGCGCGACGAACATCGGAACCACGACGTGGTAGCGTCGCAAAAAGCTGTCGTAGGACAAGGGGCCGTGCCCGTGATCAATGGTATGAGGCAGCCATCGCTTCAAATGGGGCCAGAGATCGATGGGCCACGAGACGATGGGCGTGCCGCTCATCAGCAGGACGCGCGGGATGTTCTTCAGGGCTCCATGCCAGCGATCATAAGCTGCGCGCGTCCGCTTCGTCGTCGCGCCGCGCAGTTGCTGCACTTCATCGCAAATCGCCATGTCGGCCGCCCAGGCGATGACCCACTCGCGCACGGTATCGTTGCGCAGCAAATCGTAGGTGACAACGGTGATGTCAGCGTCCGGGCGCAGCCGCCGCACATCGGCGCCGCCCCGAATGATCTGAAAGCGCGCCGTGGTCCACTCGGGAATTTCCTCGGCCCATGCGATCTTGGCGATCGACGGGCAGAGCACGAGCAGGCGACTGGCGCTCATGGCGTGGGCGGTCAACAGGGCGATGCGGGATTTGCCGAGCCCTTGTTCGTGGGCGGCGATCGTCGCGCCGTCACGCTCCATCCGCTGCTGGAGCACCAGCGCATCCTCGACCTGGTAGGGGCGCAGCGGTTTGTCGGGGCGGTGGCGTAAAGTCCACATAGAGGATCCTGGTCCATTAGCGTCTAGCGTCTAGCGTCTAGCGATTAGGCGTGCACTATGTCGATAGTCTGTCGAGATTGTCAATCAGAAATCGCAGTCGGCGTCCATCACCGGCTGGTAGAAGTCCTGCTCAGCCCCTGCCGCCGCAAGAATGCTGTCGACCTCTGCCCGGATCGCCGAGGACAAACGTCGCGGCGCATCGCTGACCCGCAGATCCATGAACGTAACCGGCGCCGTGATGCGCATGCTCGCGTTCGCGTAGCGCAGCTTGCCGGGCGCCTGCGCAGCCATGACGCCGCACGTCCGCTTCACCTCCGCCAGCGACAGGAGCGGGTGGCGCTCGATCACGTCGACCGCAGTGAACGTCTCGCCCGGCCTGCGGCGCAGGATTTCGATCGCGACGGCGCCTGCCGCGCTGACTCGACCGAAGCGCATCGCGTCCTCCTGAATCTCGATCTGATGCCAGTCCAGCATTCGCGCCGTCATCAGCAACAGAGCGGACAGGTAGTCGCGGTCGA